CGCAGGGCGAGCTTCGCTCGGCGGAGTCCATGCACGTGCGGTTCATCTATGACGAGATGACCTTCAAGTGGTCCTACGACATCAACGGTCAGTCCATCGTCAAGCAGCCGATCACGCCGTACAAGGGCACCAATACCCTCTCGCCGTTCGTGACGACTGCGGTCCGCGCGTAAGCGACGCGGCAACCATTCACCGGCGGCGGGGTAACACCCGCCGCGCAATAACGAGAAAGGAAAGAATCATGGTTCGATACGAACTTCTGAAGAACCTTCACATGGTGAAGGGATTGGACCCGGTGGCCGATGCGTTCGCCGGGACCAAGGAAAGCGACGTGGTGGACATGAGCAACCACGGCAGCGCGTTGTTCCTGATCTACAAGGGCGTGGGGCTGACCGGCACTTCGACGATTACCGTCGAGGCGTGCGACGACTTCGTGCCGACGAACACGGTGGCTGTTCCGTTCTACTCGAAGTCCATTACCTCGACCGACATTCAGGGCGAGATGGTGGAGCGGGCGGCGACGGGCTTTACCACGACGGCCGGTTCCTCGCAGATGTACCTGATCCAAGTGGACCAGGACCAGCTCGCGGCCACCGGCTACAAGAACGTGCGCCTCAAGGCCGTCGAGGTGGTGGACTCGCCGGTGCTGGGCTGTATCGCCATCGCTCTCGGGGAACCGCGCTACGGCGGCAATCCGACGGCGACCGAGATCGCCTAACCGGGCGATAGGGGCGGCCGCGCTGTCGGCTGTAAGCGCGGCCGCTATTCCGAGATGACCGTCGAAAATTGAAATTTGAGAGGGACGCATGGTTTCCATTTATCGCCAGATCGTGACTCCGCCGGCGGTGCCGCTGGTGGTGACGTCAACGGAATTGGAGAACCACGCGCGGGCGAAGGGGCAGCCGGCGAACCAGCTTGAACCTTACCTGTACGCGGCGCAAAACTGGCTCGAAACCATCAGTAACCGGAAGTTCCTATCGCAGACGTGGAAGGTCTACATGGATCGCTTCCCGGATTCGGACCGGATGGAGATTCCGTTCGGCCAATTAACTAGCGTCACTCATGTAAAATTCACCGACACCGGCAATGTCCAGTACACGTTTTCGCCGTCGAAATATCACGTCACGACGACGCGCGAACCGGGCGAGATCGTGCTTGCTTACTCGGAGGATTGGCCATCCGATACCCTCCGCACGGTGGACGCGGTAGAAGTGCAGTTTGTCTGCGGATGGGCGAACGCGGCGGCGGTGCCGGTGGCGATTAAGCAGGCCGTTCTGATGCTGGCGGCGCACTTCTACGCGAACCGGGAAAACGTGTTTGTCGGCGAAACGTCGGCGGTGGACGAAAAGGAAATCCCGTTTGGCGCGATGGCGCTGATGACTCCGTGGAGAATCTACGCATGAGCGATACGATTCGAGCGGGCCGGCTGTTGCATGACCTGATTATAGAGGCGAAGACGACGGCGGTGGACGCCAACGGCAACCGGACAGAATCTTGGACGACGCATCTAGCGTGCTGGGGTTCGATCGAAGCGGGCCGGGGCCGGGAATTTTGGTCTGCCAAGTCAGTCATTGCGGACCTGTCGCATACGGTCATGATTCGCTACGTGGACACGCTGAATGAGGCGATGAGGGTTCGATACAACGACCCGAAGAGCGGGAAGACGCGGTACTTTAACATCCGGTCCATCGCATCGCCAGACGAGCGGACGCACATGCTTATCCTGCTCTGCACGGAGGTTAGCTTCTAATGGCACGCCGGACGATGACAATCGGCTTGCAGGGCATGACGGAGTTAATGGCGGACCTCGACCGGCTACGCGGCCTGCCAGTGGGCCAGGAAGCGAAGCAGGCGCTTATGGAGGGCGCGGAGATCATCCGCATGGAGGCGATGCTGAACGCGCCGGTGGCGCCGCGGGCGACGTGGTATCGCGGGCGCCTGATTCAACCCGGCGGACTGAAGCGGTCCCTTAAGGCGGCGATGGGGCGGCAGTACAAGACATTCCTGCAAGCGTTCGTTTTCACGCTGGCGGCATTCGCGCCGCACGCGCACTTGGTGGAGTTTGGCACAAAGGCGCATCGGATCAAGGCGAAAAAGAAGGCCTTGCGCTGGTTCAGCCGATTCCGCAACGGGTTCAAATACGCTCCGGCGGTTAATCATCCCGGCGCCAAGTCAAACCCGTTTTTTCGCAACGCGATCAAGTCCAAGCGTTCGACCGTGAAGCGGCGCATTGAGGCGGTGCTGAAGCGGGCGATTGAAGACGTGGCGCGAGTAAAGAGGGCGGCATGAGGCTATTCGAGGCAGTGTACCGGCATCTACGCAACCAGGCGCCGATTACGGCGCTGGTGGGGGCGGGCGCGGCGGCGCGGATTTACGACACCTACGCCGAACAGGAACGGGCGACGAATTGGCCGGCGATCGTGATCGAGGAGGTGGACGACGACCGCATCCACCAGTTCGGCGCTATTCCATCGGCAACGGAGCGTTCGCTGCGGCTGACGTGCTTGGCGCAGGGAAGCCCGAAGGCGGCGAACGACTTGGCCGATTTGGTCTACGCGGCACTGATGGGCCAGGAGGCGGCGATAACGGCGAGCGCGGGCTCGCTGACGGTGAAAGCGGTCCACAGCGAGGGCCGGGATACGCAATACGAGATGGATTTGGAGGACAACGCGAAGCTGTTCTCTTGTGCGGTGGAATTTCGATTCATTCACGACGTTTAAGGGACGTTTAAGGAGGCACTATGGCAGTATTGGCAGGAAATGCAGGATCGTTCCGGCTGACGACGAACACCGTCGCGGAACTGGACAATTGGACGCTGGACGTTTCGACGGGCCTTGAGGAGACTCAGGCGTTCGGCGACACGTGGAAGGAAAACACGGCGACGATTAAGGAGTGGTCGGGTACGGCGTCGGGCCGGTTCGACAACACGGACACGAACGGCCATGTTGCGCTGCAGACGGCGTTTCTGGGCGGTACGACCGTGAGCGGCCGCTTCTACATCAACGGCACGAACTATTTCAGCGGTACGGCGTTCGTGCAGGCGTCGATTTCGGCGGCTGAAAACGGACTTGTCACGGTGAGCTACACGTTCACCGGCTCGGGCGCGTTGAGCTACACCTAAGGGGGTATCATGGCTGTACTGGTAGGAAGAACGGCAGACTTGTATATCGCGTCCGGGACCGGTACGGCGATGACCGGCCAAGCAACGACTTCGCTGGGCGGCGGGGTGTATCAGATCACCCTCGCCGCGCGGCGGGCGATCAACCCCAACGCGGCGATCACGGTACTGGACGGCGTTTCAACCGTCAACCCGGCGAATTACCGCTTCGCCTTCGGCAACGGAAAGGTGATCTTTACGAACGGGTACACTCCGGCCGGGGCGGTGACTATCACAGGCGAGTTTCTCACGCTGTCGCAGGCGGCGCAGGGCCAGCAGTGGACCCTCGACGTTTCGACGGTGCTGGAGGACGCGCACGTTTTCGGCGATTCGTGGAAGGAGAGCGCGGCGGTACTGTCAGAGGCAACGGTGACGTTTGACCGGCTCTATGAGGACGCCTATTTCCAAACAAACATCGGCAACTTCTACGTTCTCGCCTTGTACCTGAACACGGGGACGGGGGCACGGTATCTGTGCGCGGCGCAGGCGGAGAGCGTCGGGCGAACGTCGGGCAATTCGACGCTGGTACGGGAGGCGGCATCGTTCCGTGTCCACGGCCAGCTTGACTACGTGGCGAGTTAAAGGGGGTAGGCGATGCGGTACGACCGGCAAACCGATTCGATTATCATTCCGGCGTCGCGGGTGGCATCGGCCACTCGCGCGGGGGTGGACATCAACTTCAAGAGCGCGTTCGAGGTCCACATGGACGGCGACATCGTGCTGACGATTACGAATGGAGAGAGGAAGCATGAACATCCGAAGCAAGGCGCTGGCGGCAAACCTGAAAAGCAGCCGGCTGGTGATTCCCGAGTGGGATAACGTCGAAATCGGCGTCCGTGAGATGACGGCGGCGCAGCGGTACGAGTGGGGCCAGGAAGCGCCAAAATCGTTTGCCAAGGCGACGGCGCGAACGATCATCGCGTGCGTGTTCGACCCGAAGAGCGGGGAACCGGCCTTCGAGCTGGCGGACCAGGACGCGCTGATGCAGCACTCGGCGCAGATCGTGGAGCGCATCGCGGCTGAGATTCTGGAGCTGTCCGGCTTGACGGTTCCGGCGGAAAAGGCACTGGAAAAAAACTGACAGAGGGCGAGCGGCGGAATCACTTCGCGCTCGCCGAAATGCTGAAGATGCCGGTGGGGGAAATGTTGGAGCGAATGTCATCGTCCGAGATGACGGAATGGTACCTGTACCTGAAATGGAAGCAGCAGGAGCAGGAAAAGGCGGAGAGGGCCGCGCGAGGCCGAAGGTAGGGAGGAATCCATGGCGGTACTTAGCAATCTGATCGTCCGCTTGGGAATGTCCAGTGAGGACTTCGATAAGAAGCTCGTCACGACATCCAACAAGATCAAGCGGCTGGGTGCGGAAGTATCCGAAGTCGGCCAGGCGCTGACGATGGGTTTCTCCCTGCCGATGGCAGCGGCGGCGGGGTACGCGCTGAGTTCGGCGGCGAACATGGAAGTGCTGTCGAAGTCGCTGGCGACGACGATGAAATCGAGCGAAGCCGCGGCGCGGGAAATGGAAAACCTGAAGAAGGTAGCCTTGCTGCCGGGTATCGGACTTGAGGCGGCGGTGCAGGGCTCGATTCGATTGCAGGCCTTGGGCCGATCGGCTGACGATTCGCGGAAGATTATCGTCGAACTGTCCAACGCTCTGGCGCTGGTGGGTGCCAGTTCGGACGACATGCGGGAAGTGGTGCGGCAATTGTCGCAGCTTGCCAGCATGGGCAAGGTGACGAAGGAAAACCTCGACCCGATCATCGAGCGAATCCCGCAGATCGCCATGATTATCCGGCAGGAGTTCGGGCCGCAAGCCCTAGGCGATCCAGCGAAGGTGTTCGAAAAGATGGGCGTCAGTTCGGAGCAGTTCATCAACGTCATCATCGCGAAGCTGGGCGAAGGCGCTCGGGCGCAGGATACATACCGGAATAGCATGAAGAACCTTCGCGAATCGGCCATGCAGACGGCGGCGGAGTTCGGTAAATCGCTGTTGCCGGCGGCGCAGCGTATCCTCGACGAGTTCCTGACGCCGGGGATTAAGAAGGCGAAGGAAATGGCCGAAGCGTTCAACGCGCTGTCACCGGCAACGCAAAACTCGGCCATCGCCCTGGGCGCACTCGCGACGGCGGCGCCGCTGGTTATCGTGGCGCTCGGGACGATTGTGGAGAAGGGCGGGGCGCTGTTGGCGGTGCTGGTGAAGCTCGGGCCGATGATGACGAAGTTTGCGGGCGCGTTCTCGATTATCAGCACGGCGGCGGGGCTGGCTGGAATCGCGGTCTACGAGTTCATGGACCTGCTGAACCGCAACCGGCAGAATACCGTTGATACCTCGGCGGAGGCGCTGAAGAAGCTGAACGAGCGCGTGGGGACCGGCGCGCCGGTATCGTTCGGCAAAGGCGCGGAAGCGATCATAAGGTACATGCGCGCGCTGGCGCCGTCCACGGCGGAAGTGGACAAGGCGGGCGCGGCCACGGAGGCAGCGGCGACGAAGGCGGAGAAGCTGGGCAAGGCCTACGAATTCCTCAAAACGCCGACGACGGACATGCTATTACTCCACAAGCGATGGAACAGCGAGCAGTCCGAGTTCAACCACAAACTGGACGAAGCGGAACCGATTCTGAAGCGATACAACGCCATCACGATCGAGGGCGCATTGGCGGCGGCGCGGAAGGCGGACGAGATCGCGCGGCTGAATCGCATCCTGTCCGAAGCCCCTGACATGGGCGGGTTCAACGTCGATTTCAAGAACATCCCGAAGGCGACAATGCCGACGTTTCCGGGCAGCTTTGAGGAGTTTGAGAAGTCCTCGAAAAACATCGGCGAACTTGGGATGCAGACGAAGGAGCAGTACGACGCGATGGCGCGGGCGGCGAAGCAATCGGCGCGGGAGCAGTCAAAGGCGTTTCAGCAGGTATCGACCGTCATTACTGACCTTTCGCGTAGCGTGGCGAAGCTGATCTTCGACGGCGGCCGGTTCGGCGACGTCATGAAGAACGTGGCGCTCGAAGCGGCGCAGTCTATCACGCGGCTATTGATCGAGGGCGCGCTGAAGAATCTGGCCAACAAACTGATGGACGTGGGCGGATTGTTCGGGAAGGTGTTCGGCGGCGGTACGGGCATGATTAAATCTGCCGTCGGCGGCGGCGCGGGGGCAGCGGGCGGCATCGTATCGAGCGGCGCAAGCGCGGCGGCTGGGGTGGCGGGCAAGGTGGCCGGGGCCGCAATGTCGGGCGTGGTGGGGATGGTGACCGGCGCCGTCTCTGCCGTTTCCGGCATCATCGGCAACTTCCAGATGGCCGGGATGAATAAGACGCTGGACCTGATCGAAAAGGAAGTCCGGTACTCGCAGATTCACCTGCTCTACATCCTCGAAAAGCAGAACGAATACCTGCCCAAGCTGAAGGACATTTGGGACTCGCTGATTCGCATGGAGCAGCGACAGATGGACTTCGCCGGGGCCGGGGCTGGCGGCGTGTCCATCACGATCAACACGACGGGCGACACACGGCAGCTGCTCGAAGCCCTGACGCGCGAATTGAAGCAACTCGGAGTGATCCCCAAGTAACATGGCTATCCAAGTGTTCATCAACGGCACGGCGCGGGAGGTGGTCCAGTACTCGCTGGCCATCACGGCCGTGCTCGGGCAGCGGGCGACGTTCAACTGCCGCATCGTGTCCACGAGCGGCGCTTACCGGCCGGAGCAGGGCCATACCATCGACGTGTGGGAGGGCTCTACCAAGCTATGGGCAGGCAGCGTGGACGAGGTGGCGGAAGTGTCCATCACGGAGGCCGGGGCCGCGGCGGGCGCGTTCTATGACTTGCGCGGGATCACGTGGGAGCAGAGGCTTGACCGGCGGTACTGCTACGATCACCTGAATAGCGTTCCGGCCGTCTACGAACGCAATTTCATCTTCACCGCCGACGCATCCACCGATACGCTGACGACGACGGTGGCGCACGGGCGGACGAACGGGGACAAGGTGCGCGTAAAGGCGCACGCGCAGGGCGCGTTGTGTGGCGGGCTCGCGTCGGACATCGAATACTTCGTCATCAACGCGGCATCCACCACGCTGCAGCTATCCCTGACCTCGGGCGGGTCGGCGGTGGACATTACGAGCACGGGCACGCTGGAACAGGTGCTGGTAACGCATCGGGCCGGTGAGATCGTGCTGGACTTACTGTCCAACTTCGCCACGGCGGAGGCGCTCGGGACAACGAACGTGGACGCGGGCGCGGTGGTCGATACGATCATCTTTGAGGCCGACGTGCAGGTATCGCAGGCGGTGGCGGAGCTAGCGGAGCTGTCCGGGTTCGTCTGGTGGATCGACGAGGAAAAGGAGCTGTTCTTCAAGCCGCGGTCATTCGCGACGGCGCCGTTTTCCATCGGCACGAGTTCGGCGAACTATCGCAGCATCAGCGTCCGGCGCACGCGAGAGGACAAGATCAACGCCGTTTTCGCGCAAGTGGACTGGTCCCAGATCGAAGTACTGGAAGAGACATTCACCGGCGACGGGACGACGCGCGATTTCACACTGGCGGAGAAGGTCGGGACGCTGGTTTCTGTGACCGTCAACGGCAACGATTCGCAGGCCGGGACGTACCTTGCCGACGATACGGCGAACTGGTACTGGCAATACGGCAGTGACGTGTTGCGCCAAGACCCGGACGATACGACGCTGACGGCATCGGATACGCTCGTGGTCCGCTATCGGAAGTTCGGCCGCAACGTGATTGCGGAGGAGGACTCCACTGATATCGCGGCGACGGCGACGCAGGAAAGCACGGGCTCCGGCCGGTACGAAAGCCACTTCCTCAGCACGCTGGGCCAGGTGCAGGCGCAACTACAGGCGCGGGAGATCATCGCGACGAAAAAGGCCATTGTCACGGAGATCGAATACGAGACGGATCAAAACATCGAGACGTCATGTGTGACTCTGCGGCCGGGGCAACTTCAGACCATCGAGAATTCCCCGCGCGGCGTGTCCAGTGCGTCTTACCTAATCCGGGAAGTGTCCGTCTCGGACGTGGGTGGCCAGTGGCTCAGATTCCGCGTGAAGGCCATCAGCGGGACTTCGCTGGTATCGGCGGC